CTGGCATTGGCCTGGAGATTGGACGCTTACGTCCGTTAGGCTCGCCCATACGTGGCGGCGAAATCATGCACACCGGCATGATACCATTTTTAAAGAAGTGGTTTGGCGACTTACGCTCGTGCTCACAAGGAGGTATCCGCAATGCAAGTGCTACTGTATTCTATCCTATTTGGCATCTTCAGTTTGATGATCTTATTGTACTTAAGAACAACCAAGGAACAGAAGAAACCCGAGTCCGTCATATGGATTATGGGGTTGTGCTTAGTGCTTTCTTCTGGAGACGATTTAAAAACAAAGAAAACATAACTTTCTTTGATCCCAACGAAGTACCTGAACTGTACGAAGCATTCTATGCCAACACTGAACGCTTTGAGAAACTGTATGTGGAATATGAAAAACGCCAGGACCTGCGCACCAAGACAATGAGTGCAGAAGAAGTGTTCAAATCGGGCATTCTTAAAGAGCGAACAGACACAGGTCGTATCTATCTTGTGTTCATTGACAATGTCATGAACCAAGGTCCGTTTGATACTGAGTATCATACCATTTACCAGAGTAATCTTTGCTGTGAAATTCTCTTACCTACAAAACCGTTTAAGCGCCTGGATGATGATGCAGGGCGAATCGCCCTCTGTACGCTGGGAAGTATTAACTGGGGTGCATTCCGGAATCCTGAAGACATGCGGAGAGCTTGTAGAATTCTGCAGAGATCCTTGTGTAATATCCTTGACTACCAAGACTTCCTGTCAATCCAATCGCAGTTATCAAATGACGAAATCCAGCCGCTTGGTATCGGTATTACTAACTTGGCTTACTGGCATGCCAAGCGAGGACTCCAATATGGTAACAAGGACTCTTTGGCCGAAGTCAAGAGCTGGATGGAACATCAGGCTTTCTACCTTACCGAAGCAACAGTTGAACTTGCTAAGGAGCGGGGCCGTTGCAAAGATTCGGACCGCACCTACTACGGTAAAGGTATATTTCCTTGGGAACGACGTGCCAACGGTGTGAATGAACTTGCTGACTTTACACCTGAACTGAACTGGGAAGGCCTACGTGCTGAGATGCGTAGTTATGGTGTGCGTAATGCTACACTAATGGCCATTGCACCTGTGGAGTCAAGCTCAGTGGTGATCAACTCAACCAACGGTATTGAAATGCCCATGAGCCTGATCTCAGTTAAAGAATCCAAAGCAGGAAGCCTCACACAAGTTGTTCCTGAATATCACAAGTTGAAAAACAAATATCAAATGATGTGGGCGCAAAAGGACTGTGATGGTTATTTGAAAACAGCGGCTGTGTTAGCGGCCTATGTTGATCAGTCAATCTCAACCAACACATTCTACAATCCTGCACACTTTGCTGACCGTAAAGTGCCAACCACCCTGATTGCTCGAAACCTAATGCAAGCACACCACTGGGGATTGAAAACATTCTACTACAGTCTGATCAACAAGGCCGGATCAAAACAAACTACCGAAGCGGCACCTCTTGAAGTCATTGACTTTGATCTCGAGGGTGAAGACTGCGAAGCTTGCAAGTTATGAACAGCATAGAAAAAATCTGGGCCCGGGCCACCGGGCACTTGATGGGTGAGAGTGATCATGACCGTCCGGATGTGCCTATTCTCACTTTGCGAGAAGCCCGAATAGCCTTGTTTTTCAAAACGTTTTGGGTTATAATACACGTTGTGACCTGTGGTTTCATCATAGCCAACACAATAAGACACTGGAACAATTAGCATGTTAGAAACCTGTTGTGATATATTAGTAGATGCGTACAAACGCAATTGGATAACCAGTAGAGATGGCAATATCTCTATTCGTCACCACGACCGTGATCACTTTTATATCACACCGTCGGGTGTGCGCAAGCAGACCATGCAACCTGATCAGTTTAAAAAGATCAAGTTGGTTGACAATATTAATCCTGTGCCTCCGTTTTTGACAAAAGGTTGGCAGGAAGAATATTACACTGATATCAGTAGTAACCTAAAGCCCAGTGGAGAGATTCCCCTGCACTTTGGACTACAACGAGAAATGGGTCAACACTCAAACGATGTTAGAGTTGTTGTTCATGTGCATCCAACCTATTGCATTGCAGCCATGCATGCGGGTATTGATCTAAGTGCCATTAGCGATAGTTTCCCAGAACTCAATCGTTATACACGAGTTGCACCCAATGTAGGAGATGTGGCACCTATCAGTCAAGAACTTGCCGATGCCTGTCACAGTAATTTGGGCCTGGACCCGGCGGGCAATATCAAATTTGATATTGTGGGAATAAAAGGACATGGAGTTGTGGCCATTGATGTCACACCATGGCGTGCCTATGAGCACATAGAAAGATTAGAACATATTTGCAAGATAGTACTTGCATCAGGAAAATACTAATGTCAAAACAACAATACAATTTAAAAACAAAAACAGACTATCTCAGTAGAAAGATGTTCTTGGACCCAGCAGGCCCAGTAACAGTTCAGCGATTTGAAGAAGTCAAGTACAACAAACTGGTCAAGTACGAACAAGAAGCACGTGGTTTCTTTTGGGTACCAGAAGAAATCTCCCTGACCAAAGACGCACAAGATTTCAAAGATGCCAGTGACACAGTCAAGCATATCTTTACATCAAACTTACTGCGTCAAACAGCCTTGGACAGTTTGCAAGGACGTGGCCCAAGTCAGATTTTTACACCTGTGTGTAGTATTCCTGAGCTGGAAGCGTTGGTGTACAATTGGACATTCTTTGAAACCAACATTCACTCACGCAGTTACAGTCACATTATTCGCAACATCTACAACGTGCCCAAGGATGTGTTCAACACAATTCACGACACACAAGAGATTGTGGACATGGCAAGTAGTGTCGGAGATCACTATGATCAATTACACATGATCAATTGTCATAAAGAGTTAGGATCGCAGTACAGCGAAGAAGCACATATCCGAGCCATCTGGCTAGCACTCAATGCCAGTTACGCATTAGAAGCATTCCGCTTCATGGTTAGCTTTGCCACAAGCCTGGCCATGGTTGAGAACAAGATTTTTATCGGCAATGGCAATATCATTCAATTGATCCTGCAAGATGAAATGCTACACAAAGAGTGGACTGGATGGTTGATCAATCAAGTGGTCAAAGAAGACCCTCGTTTTGCCGCTGTCAAGGCCGAGTGTGAGGCAGAAGTATATCAAATGTACCTAGATGTTATCCGTGAAGAAAAAGCCTGGGCGGACTATTTGTTCAACAAAGGACCAGTGATTGGGCTTAACGCAAACATTCTCAAAGACTTTGTGGACTTCACTGCATTTAATGCACTCAAAGAGATCGGTATCAAGTACGCAGAAGAACACCCACGCTCTACACCCATACCTTGGTTTACCAAACACGTGGACACCAGCAAGAAACAAACTGCACTTCAAGAGAACGAGTCGACTAACTATGTTATTGGCGTCATGAGCGACTCAATTGATTACGAGGAACTACCAGAACTATGAGAAATTTTATCAACATAATAGAAAATGTACAAGGCATCACTGACACTTGGTTCGCTGATGGGTTTAACACTTTTAAAAATCCGGATAAAATTGAAAAATATGAAATTGCGCAAAAGCCTGGCGAACTGACTCATCTTGAAAATCCAGACCCTGTACCTTACAAACCTGGTGATTACATCATGACCGGTCCCAACAACGAACAGTATGTGTTGAGTCCTGCCAAATTCAAAAGTCTTAAGGACGATTTGGGCGGCGGCCGTTGTCAACCAAAGAAAATTCCAAAGGTTGCCAAGCTGGCCGATCATGATGGCTTTGTCACTGTGGATTGGGGTAGTGGCCCGCAAAAATTATTTTACACTGCTGGCAATGACTATATTGTCAAGCACGGCCCTGGCGACTATGGTGTTGTTAAGACAGATATCTTTGCCAAGTCCTACGACAGATCAAATGAAGGAAAATAAAATGAAAGCCATTGTATGGAGCAAATATCATTGCCCTTACTGCGATCAGGCCAAGGCCTTGCTCAAGCAGAAAGGTATTGAGTTTGAGGAAAAGAAAATTGGTGATGGATACACCAAAGAAGACCTATTAGAAGCAGTTCCAAATGCTCGCACCGTGCCACAAATTTTTCTTGACGAAGAGCTAGTGGGAGGCTTCAATGAGCTCAAACAACGTCTCACTTGACAGCATCACAATAGACTGGTTCCGACAAAACATTCCAGACTTTGACACCAAGCCCTTTTTCACTGCTGATTGGTTTTCAAATGGCATGGTAAATTTTAACTTTGTTAAAGAACATGCTGAACAAAAGTTATCTAGTATCCTGGAGATTGGATCACATGAAGGTCGTGCCACTTGTTGGATGTTGGAAAACTTGTTGGCTGAAGATGGCACAATAACTTGTATTGATCCTTTTGGTAACACGCCACTAAATGCATACAAGAATGATGAGTTGCCCGAACACCTTATCATTCAAGACATACACAAGCACAATACAGACCTAGCAAAGTTACCCACACAGTCAGTTGAAGTTATGCCTGTCATGAGCTATCACGGTCTGGCGCAGTTAATTGTTGACCGTCGACAATTTGACCTTATATACGTAGATGGCAGTCATTGTTCCGATGCTGTGTTGGCAGATGCTACCATGGCATTTGGTTTGCTTAAAAAAGAAGGCTACATGATCTTTGATGATTACTTGTGGAACGAATCCCCAGATGTCTTGGACCATCCTAAAATGAGCATTGATGCTTTTGTGAACATGTTTCAGAAACATATTCGCATTGGCATGATCAATTACCAATACGTTATACAGAAAGTTTAAAATGAAAATAGTAGCAGAAACTGGTAAAGTTTACACCTTTAAGTTGAACTCAGGAGAAGAACTCATTGCCAAGGTCAAATCAATCGACGCTGAGTTTTTGACTATTGAAAACCCAGTCAGCGTTGCTCCTGGTCCACAAGGGCTTGGTCTAGTACCATCAATGTTTACCGCAGATCCTGACGCAGAAATCAAGCTAAATAGCAACAGTGTGTCGATTTATGCACTAACTGACGATTCAGTTAAGATGAAATACATCGAAGCCACAACTGGTATCAAAGTGCCAGAGAAAAAACTAATACTAGGATAATATGCCAGCAGTACAAAGAGACGGCGATGCAAACGCAGGCGGCGGTGTAGCTTCAG